TCCGGTAAAGAGCGATCAGAGGCCATAGCAGGGATCTTGGAGCGAGAGCGTCGAAAAGTTTCGCCGCTCTCGCGCGACGCGTACGATCGCGCTAAAGCAATAGCTGCTGCTGGCCTCTATTCTAGGTCTCAAGATTACCGGCGACGCATCGCCGGTGGTGATCTCTCTCCGAGAGTAGCTGGTGAATATACGCCCACTTCTCAGGATCTCGTTCGAACACAGTCCGGCTTTGACCCATGTCTGGACGCCAAGCGTGTCCGTCGTGAAGTTATGTTTGCTAAACAATTGGCTGGCGTTGGTTATCGTACGCCAAAATATGGGAGGCCGTGTTAGTCGTGGCCGATTTCTTCTCTGGCGCTCTTGGCGCAATAGGCGATGTAGCTGGCGCTTTGATTAACTCGAGCTCGGCTCAAGCTATCGCTTCAAAACAATTACAACAGCAATTATTTCTTGCTGGTGGTGGTGAATATTCTTCTATGGTTAAAAATGCGGAGGCTGCTGGTATTAATCCTCTTGTTGCCTTCGGTGTTGGTGCTGGTGGTGGCACTCCTTCAATTCCTGTTGGTGAAACTGGTACGGGAGTTGCTGCTGCTGGTAAGGATCTGGCTATTGCACTTAAGGATATGGATCAGCGCCAGGCGCTCCTTGATAAAACAAAAGCTGAGACGGCTAATGTAAAAGCTGATACTGCGGCGAAAGGTCAGGATGTTGCGCGACAGCAAGCTGCCATCGACTATTTACGTGCTCATCCTAATTCTGCTCTGCCTGCTGGTGTATCGCCTATCGGTGCTACTGACGCCGTGACGCGTAGGATGTTGGACGCTCCTCCTCCTAAGCCTCCTTCTTTGTCTCCGTCTACGTTACCCGGAGCTGCTTCTGTGCCGCCTACTATTTCAAATTGGTCTGAGTGGTACGGGAACATGCATGATAGGATTTTCGGCGTTAGTCCCGGTCGGTTGGAATAAGCATGGGTGACGGTTCATCCATATGGTTGTCCCGACTTTTGTGCAGACTGGGCAGATGTGTATCGTGTCGTCCATTGGTACTGGGCCTTCTGAAAGGTGGTGAGGGTTTTGCGTTTCCGTCGTCGTCATAGAGGTTTTGGTCGTCGCAGGTACGGTCGCCGCCATCGGAGGCGTCGTGGCTTCGGCCGTCGTCGTATGCGGATTGGATACCGGATGTGACATGCTTATCTCCCTTTTTTTCGACACACGGCGGCGCGTTTCCTTGTGGGAAGTGCGCCGCTTGCTTGTCTTTGCGTCGCCGGACATGGGCCCATCGTATCATGGTGGAGGCGTCGGCGCATGCTAGTTCAATTTTTGTCACTCTCACCTATGGGAGCGATCGGTATAGCCTTGCCATTAGTGATATGCAGCTGTGGCTCAAGCGCTTTAGGAAGGTCTACCGTTGCCGCGTTTTTTACTGTGGCGAGTACGGGGACTTATCTCAGCGACCACATTACCATGCGGTCTTGTTTGGTGTGCCATCGTGTCAATTTAAGCCCGTTGCCAAGGATGTAGGTTTTGAATGTGTTTGCGAAACGTGTTCCGTTGTAAGGCGGACTTGGGGTTTTGGTCATACGGTCGTAAGCCCGTTGACGGCGGCCCGTGCGATGTATTGTTCAGCGTACGTTGTAAAGAAAATGACCCATCGGGCGGACCCTCGTTTAGCTGGAAGGGAGCCCGAATTCGCACGGATGTCGCTGCGTCCTGGTATTGGTGCGGTTGCCCTTACTCCTGTGATCTCTGCATTACGTCCATTAAATCGGACGGTTCCTTACGGGTTGCGAAATGGCGATCGGATACACCCGTTAGGACGCTATCTTCGCTCTCAGGTAGCAAGGACGTTGGCAGATGGTTCGAGTTCGGATGAAAAGGACTTACTCGGCGTCGCGGACACCGTCTCAAAAAATGTCTCCAAGGTGTCGTTACTGCGAGCGTATGCGAGCCAAAATCAAATCTCGGTGGTTGAGGCTTACAAGAAGGTTTTAGACCTTCCTGTGTCGATTTCCACAGATCGGCAAAATGGTAGGGGTTTTAAAGAGATTGGGAGGGTGTAAGCTCGTCGGCGCGCGTGACGGCTTGCCGAGCTTACACCCTCTCTTTCTGTTTGTGTAGCTGTGGATAGCGGGGATATCGGGGATAACCCTGTTGATAACTGGACAAATCCTATTTTTCCTGTGGATAACTCATGAAACGGTCAAAGTTCAGCCTATCGCACTACAAGCTTCTGACTTGCAAAATGGGTCAGCTGGTGCCGGTTGCTTGGTTCGAAGCTCTGCCCGGCGATACGATGCAGGCCTCTACCTCGGCGCTTATCCGGTGCGCTCCGCTTGTTACGCCCGTGATGCATCCGGTGTCTGTGCGCTTCCATTGGTGGTTTGTTCCCAATCGATTGGTGTGGGCAAATTTCACAAAATTCATTACTGGCGGGACTGATGGTCTTGACGTTACCGCTCATCCTACGGTTACCCACGGTGGTGTCGCTACTGAGAGTGGTCTTGGTGATTATCTCGGTGCTTCCACGACACAGACGGGTCTTGTCTACAATGCGCTGCCTTATCGGGCTTACGCGTTAATTTGGAACGAATTTTATCGCGATCAGGACTTGCAATCGTTGGCTCCGCTTTCAACTGCGGATGGTGCGGATGTCACTACCTCGATCAACGCTACGCTTAATATTTGTTGGGAAAAGGATTACCTGACGTCAGCTCGTCCGTGGGTTCAAAAGGGAGCGACGGTTACTCTGCCTCTCGGTACTACTGCTCCGGTTCAGCGTGTGAGCTCGGCTGTTGGTCCTGTTCAGCTGTATAAAACTGGTACTAACACCTTTGCTGGTGCTGGTACTGTTCAGGTTAGTGGTGCCTCTGGTCACTTTGCGGAGAACACTGGTGGTGACATCACGCTTGACCCAGGTGGTTCGCTTATCGCCAATCTTGCTGCTGCTTCTGCGATTGATATCAATTCAGTTAGAACGGCCTTTGCGTTACAGCGCTATCAAGAAGCTCGTGCTCGTTATGGCTCTCGGTATGTTGAGTACTTGCGCTATCTCGGGGTCCGTTCGTCCGACGCTCGACAGCAACGTCCCGAGTATCTTGGAGGCGGAAAAAATACGATTCAGTTCTCTGAGGTCTTGCAGACTGGCGTTACTACTAGCGGAACGCCGTCGGGCATTGGCACTATGTTCGGTCATGGAATAACCGGTACCCGGTCGCGCCGCTGGCGTCGTTTCTTTGAGGAGCATGGCATCATTATGTGTTTGATGTCGGTTCGTCCCAAGACGATGTATTCTCAAAGGATCAAACGTGCTTTTTACCGCGGTCAGCTGTCTACGGCTGGTGTCTACGGTACTAAGTATGATTATTGGCAAAAGGAAATTGAGAGTATTGGTCAGCAAGGGATCCAAGGTGGGGAAGCTGATGCGTCTGCTTTTTCTGCTGGTACGCCTTGGGGCTATCAGGATCGCTATGATGAGTATCGACGTGAGGAGAGTTCTGTTGCTGGTGCTTTCCGTTCGACGCTTGATAACTGGCATCTCTCTCGTGAGTTTGGTTCTCCTCCGTCGTTAAATTCGACCTTTGTGTCCTGCGTTCCTACTACGCGTGTGTTTGCTGATACCACGCATGACAATATGTACGTCTGTTGCAATCATAATATTCAGGCGCGGAGGTTGTTGAAGAAGGAGGGCACGTCGCTGACGTTCTGATGGCTAAGAAGGTTCAATCTGATAAGTCTGTGCCCGGTCACGCCGAGCGGCGTGTTGATGCTGAGGAGCTCGTTCCTGCTTCTTTCGATAGTGATGGTGTGCAGGTTACTGCTTCGATTGGTGCTGATGGGAAGGAGTATGGTGATCCGGTTCCTATGGCGCCGCCTGTTGGTATGGGACCGATGGACTTTGATCCTATCGCTGTGATGATTTCTAATTTGGTCAATCAGGCGGTAGAGCAGCGTGTTCATGCGGAGACGCTTGAGGAGTATGATACGGAGGAGGAGGCTAACGATTTCGAGGTGGAGGACGAGCCTCCTGATCCAGAGACCCCTTATGAAGCTGTTTTTAATCCGCCGCCGGCGGCGAGCTCGCCGCCGGCGGCTTCTGTTGCTAGTACGCTTGACGCTTCGCCGG